GCTTTAATTCGTATGTTCGATGCAGGAGACTATACGAATAACGCACAAATTCCATTTCGATTCATTCCGTGCATGGTTGCAGGGTTGGCTTATTATATGGCATTGAAATATCAACCGGATCGTGTCGCTTTACTTAAACCTATCTATGAGGAGGAGTTTCAGCGCGCGGCCAATGAAGATGTGGAAAAAGCTACTTATAGTGTGGTTCCACGACAACAATGGATTTATAGCTAATGGGAAAATACGCTACAGGTAAGTTTGCTCAAAGGATCTCCGATCGTGATGGGATGGCATATCCTTACACTGAAATGGTACAGGAATGGAATGGAGTGTGGGTTCATTACAGTGAATATGAACCGAAAGCCCCTCAGATCAATCCTAAAAATCATCCTACTGATTTTGAAGCGTTGCAACACGCAATGCCTCAAGTTGCCAATTCCACAGTCTATGTGGGACGAATTGGCACGAACACTAATAGTTTTGAAACACTGGAAGAAGCTGTCACTCTCTACTACGCCAACGGGGTGTCTTATCCAGGGTTTGTCAGAAGCATGCAACCGTTAGGCGTTCAACAACCTAATAAACCAACTTTATTGCATAGTTTTGTAGGAAAGGTTACAGTGAGCACAACATGACCGATTATTCTGATTTATTAACAAACGTAAGAAATTACACGGAAACATCCAGTGATGTGCTTTCTGATGCTGTCGTTAATACATTCATTGTGAATGTCGAAAATAGACTTTTTAAAGAAGTGGATCTCAGTTATTACCGTAAATATGACACGGCTAATTTAACTTCTGGAAATGCTTTTCTTTCCCTTCCAGGAGACTGGAGGGCGACTCGATTTCTTCAAATTGTTGTCTCGGATGTAAGAACAACCTTGCTACAGAAGGATATTTCATTTATGACAGAGTATTGGCCTGATAGAACAGCAACAGGTACTCCTAAGTATTATGCTGATTGGGATCAAGACACGCATTATATTGCGCCAACACCAAGTGCCAACACAGATGTTGAACTTGCATATCTAAGGATGCCTGATACATTATCGGCTTCCAACACATCCACGTGGATCAGTCAAAATGCTCCTAACGTGCTTTTATATGGTTGTATACTAGAAGGACTTGCATACTTGAAAGGTCCGACAGATATGATACAACTGTATGATCAAAAATATAATCAGTCTTTAAAGGATCTTGCCACATATGAGATGGGGCGTGATCGTAGAGACGAATATAGAGACGGTGTCATTCGTGTCCCTCTCGAATCAAGGAACCCATAGGAGGTTATTATGGCTATTACTCAAGCTGTTTGTAACAGTTTCAAAGTGGAGATCCTGAAAGCATTGCATGATTTTACTGCAACGACAGGGAACACTTTTAAATTAGCGCTTTTTGATAGTGAAGCGACTTTAAGTAAATCAACTACTATCTACGACACACCCGATGAGGTAGGTAACTCAGGCACTTATGCAGCAGGTGGTGGAGCATTGACATCGGTGACTCCAGTGTTATCCACGGATACCGCTGTGTGTGATTTTGCACCTGATCTTTCATTCACCAGTGCGACTATTTCTGCACAGGCTGCTGTGATTTATAACAGTTCCACTGTTACTGGTTTAACTACCAATGCATCTGTGTGTGTTTTAGATTTTGGTGGAGTTAAATCTTCTTCGGCTGGAACATTTACAATTACGTTTCCTGCTGCTGAAGCGACTGCTGCAATTCTAAGAATTGCGTAGGAGATAAATTATGGCCTCCGTCCAAGGATGGGGCCGAGAGACTTGGGGCAGTGGAGCGTGGAGTGCATATGCACCACTTGCCGTTACAGGTAATGGCCTCACGTCAAGCACTACAACGCCTACCGTTGTCACTGATCAAATTATCAGTGTCACTGGGTTAGGCACAACACTTTCCATAGGTGATGCTACTGCTGTTGGTATTGCGAATGCAGAGCCAACAGGCGAAGAATTAACGTCTACTGTTGGCGATTACACCATCAATACAGATCATATATTTGCTGTCACAGGCGTGGGGGCAACCTCATCTCTGGGAGATACCACTGAATCAGTAGAAATTAGAACAGGATGGAACCGTGATACGGATATTACGACTGGTGCAGCTATTGGCTGGGGCGACCAGCAATGGGGCGCATCAGGTGGATCTTTTGCCGTTTCTGGAAATTCTTTAACCATAAGCCAAGGCGAAGAAACTATCACTACGGATCAAAATATTAGTGTTACAGGGACGAGTCTCACTTCATCCATAGGTACATTTGCTATTGCCGCTGACGGTAATATTACTATCTCACCGGCTTCAGAGCATCAATTAACAGCAAGTGTCAATGATGTGACGGCTGAGGCGGAATGGGTCGTTTACGCTACTGGAAATAACTTAACACTTTCTGAAGGAGATGTAGGAACTTCTGTTTTTGTCACAGGAAATTCTTTAACGCTTAGTCAGGGAGATGCGACTCAAGAAACATCTTATGAAGCTCCAAGCGTCGAGGCTACTTCTTCCGTAGGAACCTTGAATATCGTCATAAATGTTGACTTTACACTCACAGGGGTTTCTGTTACAAGTAGTACAGGAACACTACGAGGAACCTTCTGGTCGGAAGTGGATGACTCGCAAACAGCCGTTTGGGTAGAAGTTGACAAGGCTGCATAAAATCATTAAAAAAAGGTATTAGGAGAATAAATGGTAACGTATTCGACGGGTCTTAGAACGGAACTACAAGTAACGGGGGAAAATTCAGGTACATGGGGAACCATTACCAATAATAACTTTTCTCAGGTTTTTGAATTCGCAATCGCGGGCGTTTACGCCGTTCCCGCCATTACCACAGGAACATCTACCACTTTGACGAATGCCGATGGGCCTGACACTCAAGCTAATAACCAGGCACGAAACAACCAATTAATTTTTACAGGAACCGTTTCCACGACTCATACTGTTCAATTTCCAGCAACAGCTAAAACTTATGGACTTTATAATAATATCAGTGGTGGAGCCGACATTTCAGCAAGACTAGGCGCTGGAGGAAACACGCTTACTGTTACAAACGGAAAGTACCGTCTTGTTTCAACGGACGGCACTGACTGGTACGACATTCTATCTCTGGCTGGTTTGGATGAAACATGGGCTGTAACGGCCAATGTGACATTAACAGCAGGGCAGAATGTTCTGGCTAATACGCACGCTGGCGCGCGTACATATACTTTACCCGCTTCTCCAAGCGTTGGGGATCAAGTAAAGATTATTGATTTAGGAAACGCGGCGACTAATAATATTACTGTAGCAAGAAATTCGGAAAAGATTCAAGGATCTGCCGCGGATATGACGATTTCCACTGACAGTGCGGCTATTGCATTGGTATACAGTACCAGTGACTATGGATGGAGATTAAAGTATAATGACTAATCTACAGGATTTTACAAATAGAAGCGAAGTAGGGGCGATCAAGCCGTGGGCTAAAGCAACAGCTCCTGTCGGCTATGTATTATGTGATGGATCGGCTATTTCCAGAACAACTTATGCTGATCTCTTCGGTGTAATTTCCACGACTTACGGCACAGGAAACGGATCAACGACTTTCAATGTTCCTAATCTTCAGGGCAAGACTCCTCAAGGTTATGATGGTAATACTTACAATCTGGCCGCAACGGGAGGCGCGAACACCGTGACGGTGGCCGTGACGAACAACCAGGCGGCGACCAATTCCTTGACGAATAACCAAGCCGTAACAGTTACGGGATCCATTTCCAACACGTCTGTTACTGAAGCTCAATTGGCTAGTCACACTCATACTTATCAGCGGAAACAAACTCCAGGTTCTATTCGTGATACGCAAGGCGGGGAGAATCAATTTGGTCAAGGTGCTTCAGGAAGTGCGGGATCGGGAACAGGACACACTCATGCTCATACCCTGGCTGGTAGTTTAACAGGGAGTGTAACAGCTACTACATCACTGACAGGAGCGGTAACCGCTTCGGGAACAAATTCTTTTTCACCGTATGTGGTGGTAAACTACATTATCAAACATTAGGAGAAATAATGGCGACACAGATTGTAATAGGAAATAACGACTCTATAAAAATAGATGATTCATTCCATATTAGATGGGTGGATAAAGGCAATGCAATGCCGTCACTTCCTGACACGATTCATTATGTGATTTGGAATGATCTAACCGGTCAGAATGAAATTCAACATAAAGACGCTTCTACGGGTGATATGACAGGCAATACTAATTTAAGCGCCACTTCTGATGCTGTGGGATCAACAACCATAGCTGATCTTCTTACATGGGGAGAGACAAGAAAAGGACAAATTGAAACAGCCTACGCCGCTTATGACGCCGCTCTAGCCGATGACGAAGCTAATGGAACCACTAATGCTGCCGGCAAGACATGGATTGATTACGATCCAAACTACAGTTAATCTTTAAAAAATATTCCTCTAAGCTGTAATACTTTTCTTTTTTTAGGACCACTAATACAACATACTTTATGAGATATACCGTTTTTAATAGTGACTAAAGAATTAGGATGAGGGGTAACAGATAAAGGTAACCCTCTATTAGTATCAATTAAAGTTTCTCCACCCCAATCAGGATCCCAATTTTCATGAATATAAAAAGAATAATTTAAAGTATAATCGCCATCGTTATGCCAATTAATTCCTGAAAACTTATCATATTCATAATAACAACACTTAATATTTGATTGCTTTTGAT